ACGACACAGGACGGAGCCGGGCAGCCAGTCGTCACGCTTAGCACTTGGTTGTCAGATGAGCCAGCGAAGTACGAGCCGACAACAGGCGGCGAAGGAGCACGTGGGCGACAAGTGGAGGCCGGAATCAGTGCCATATTCACAGTGCGTTATCGGGACGGCTACACGCCAGAAATGGCGATCGACATTGACGGGCAACGTTTCTGGATCGTCTACGTTAAAGCAGTTCAGGGCATGGATCGCTATCGAGAACTCTATTGCAAATCGGTGGTGCTGTAATGGCTCGCGTTTCGATTGGGATGGAGCTTATTGATGGCAACAAATTCCTGAAGCAATTGGAGCTACTGGAATCTGTCATTCGAAGTACGGTTATTGAGAACGCAATACAGGCTGGAACGGTGCCAGTTGAAGCGGCCATGCTTGCCAACACGCCAGAAAGTGACGGTTCACGCAAAAAACAATCAACAAAAACAAAACGTCGCTGGAGTGGTGCGAAAAAACTCAAAACGACGATTCGATCAGTAGTAAGGCCAAAGAAAAAACTGGGTGTGTTGATTGGCCGGATTGGTTTGGTCGGGCCTTCTTACAGTGACGGCGGCGGGCATGGAAACCTGTTTTCAAAAGATCATAAGCGAAAGGTTTTGTGGGGGCGTGATGCTGGCACAATTCGCAAGGTCAATCAGTTTGTGAAGAAAACGGCAGACGAAACAAAATCAGCGGCATCGGCGGCCGTGACTTCGTCTTTGAAGTCAGGAATTGAAGCCGCAGCAAATCGGATGGCAAAATAATGGCGGATCTTGGTAGTGCAGTCAGGGGATATCTTGCGGCGAATGTCGGCGTAGCAGCCGCCGTATCGACTCGCATATTCCCGGATGTACTGCCGCAAGGATATACAATCAGGACAGGCGGAGCGTTGACGTACACGGTTATCAGCACGACGCACGATCACCTCATTAACGGATTGTCTGGAATTGCCAGAAGCCGCATTGAGTTTACTGCATTCGCCTCAACGCGGGCTGGTGCGAACCTGATTGCAGAAGCGGTCAGGGCAAGTGATTTACAGGGTTACACCGGAGCAATGGGCGGCGTGTCGATTGAATCTGTAATGATCACAGGAGGTATCCAGACGCTGGATGAGCGGCCGACTGATGGATCACAGGAGCATCGATATTTAACGATTTTTGATTACATGATCGCATATCAGGAAACGGTGTAAAATGGCAACGGGGACACGATTCAAAACAGGCAACACAGCCACGATCACTCTTGGCGGAACACAGACAACTGGAATCACCACAGCGTGGGCCGGAAATGTGGTTTCAATCAATCCGGGCGAATGGACGCTCGGCGGGCGTGACGTAACGGTGCTGGCGGATACTGGGTTTACCAGAAATGACCCGCACGATTTAGCAACGCCAAACGAGATCAGCGGCGTCGTCCGGTTCAGTCCATCTTTAGGACTGCCGCCAATTGACGGAACAGTCGCAACGGTGACCGTCACGCTTCCGCAGCTCAGCACAGCAACCAGCGGCGTTACACGCGGAACGATCACAGGCAAGGCGTTTTTCAGCCGTGTTGCGTTCCCTCAGTTAGCAAACAACGAAACGATGGATTGTGAGTTCACGCTGAAGATGACCGGCGAAACCCTATCACAGACACGAGAAACATGATGGAAATCAAATTGATTGATCACATTGGCGAAGCTCCCAACGGATCGCCAGTGGATCACGAGCAATGGATAGTGTTTTGCGATGACGTGCAGGTCGGATACTTGCCGAAATCGCCTGACGCATGGCTGCAGTGCATTGTGTCATTTAGCGAAACCACGAGGGCCGAATTGATTCAGGCCGTCAATGAAACAGCAGCATTAAAAATCGGCGGCGTAGTTATGCCGGTCGATCCTGATCTTCAACCGAAAGAGGATGATGAATAATGACACTAACGAGAGCGACGTTAGGGAAACTGACAAAGCGGCTGACCAAGGACATTGAAGTGTGCGGGCATAAGGTCAGGCTTCAGCGGCCGACACCTTTGGAGCACTCGCAGTATCAAATGTCATTGGTTGACAAAGAAGGCAAATGGATCGCAACGAATCTTAACGACGCAATCATGCTGCTGACCGCACGCATGTGGATCGACGAGGAAGGCGAACGACTGTTCAAGGATACCGAGACAAAACAGCTTGGGTCGATTGATTTGGCTTTCTATCAGGAGTTGTCGGAACAGTGCCAGAAGTTTGCCATTGTGAGTGAGGCGTCGACAACGCTGGGGGAGTCCGGCAAAACCACCGTCTCCGATTCGCCTGCCGAGTCTGCCTTGAGCTTGGAATAGACGATCCAGAGGCGTGGTTGGATTCAATATCGGATCGGGTTTTTGATGTGTGGTGGGCGTATTACCAGTGCGAGCCGTTTGGATCGCACTGGGAACAGGCAGCTTCGCTGTCCGCGATGATTCACAGCAACACTGTGATGATGGCGGCAACACGAGGGGCGAAAATGGAATCGCTGAGTGTGATTGATTTCATGCCTGCGGATTCGATGAGGTGGCAGAAACGAACGAAGCTCAGAGTACGCGGCATTAGTCATCCAAAAGCACAAACGGACATTCTCAAGCGGGCATTTGGTTTCTCATGACAACAATCACCGCACTTAATGTCCGTCTGGGCATGGACGTGTCGAACTTTAGCGAGGGGGCAAACCTTGCGAAGGGCGAGGTCACAAAAGTCGCGTCGATCATGCGGCAATCGGTGCCGCCTGCTGAAAAGTTTAAGCAGGAGCTGGGACTGCTGAATCGTGCGTTTAGCGAATCTGGTAAGAAGTCAGTCGAGTATGCAAACGCAGTCGAACACTTGAAGCGAAAGCACGAACAGGCCGCACCGGCGATCAGAGATGTAAACAAGGCGTCGAAGGAGGCTGGGGTATCATCATCATCAGCAATCGCAGCAATCAAGGGCATGGCAGCAGCCTACCTGAGCGTTCAGACGGTCGCGAAGTCAATCAACCTTGCGTCACAGGTGGAGGATGCCACCATCGCATTCGAAGTGCTGACCGGCAGTGCGAAAGATGGCCAGTTACTATTCGAGCAAATTCGCAAGTTTGCTGCCGAATCGCCGGTCACGTTTAGCAATGCTGCCGAAGCAACGAAAACGATGATGAGCTTCGGTGTGGCTGCTCAGGACGTTCAGAAAAATCTGCAGATGCTATCTGATGTCACTGGAGGCAACAACGATCGATTCAAGATGCTGTCGCTAGCGTTCTCCCAGACGACTGCTGCAGGTCGATTGATGGGGCAGGATTTGCTCCAGATGATTAACGCGGGGTTCAACCCGTTGCAGCAGATTAGCAAGACCACCGGCGAATCCATGATTGAGCTGAAAAAGCGAATGGAGGACGGTGGCATATCATCACAAGAAGTGCGGCAAGCATTTGAGGACGCTACTTCAGCCGGTGGAATGTTTCATGGAATGACCGAGCGACTGGCTGGCACGGTGAGCGGAAAGCTCAACATCGCACTCAGCGACCTTGAGCAAAAAGCTGCATCTGCGGGGCAAGCAATGGGGCCGCTGCTTATTCAATTACTCGACACCTTCACGAGATTAAAGCCCATTCTCGATGCTGTCATCAACCTTATCGATGGCATTTCGCAGGGGCTTGGGTTCGCAATTGCCGTAGTGACGGACCTGATCAACAGCGTCACGAACTTTACGGTTGACACTACCGAAATGAACAAGTTCCTTGATTTGCTTGACCAGCGAGACCGAGAAGCCGAAGCAGCCAAACACAAGGCGATCAACGAGGAGTTTCAGCAAAAGGAGGCTGCTGTCAACCATGTGGCAATCGCCGAACGCAAGGCCGCTGAGCAATTAGCAGCAGCCAGAGCAAAGCACATCGAAGATCAAAAGAAAGCTGCAGAAGACGCCATCAAGCAGCAGCAAAAGAACATCGAAAAAGAACAGGCGGCGCGGCGGAAAGCAATCGACGATTTGGATAAGGCCCAAGAGCAAAGAGCAAAAGCTCGCGAGGAAACATTCCAGCGAGACATGGAAACGGCTCGCAAAGCCGCAATGGATTACTTCGCACAGCAGGAAGAAAAGAACAAGCAGCGCAGAGCAGACGTTGCGGCCGGGCCGGGTGCTGGCATGGAAGTCGGATCTGCTGAGGCTGCTAAGTTCTCTGCCGATCAAATCAATCGGCAGATCAGCGTGGCGGCCGTGCCAGATCAGCCGACGCCAGGCGAAACCCAGATTGCATGGAAGGCAGAGCAGCTTTTCAAAGAACAGCAGGCGGCAAACGCATTGGCAACGCGACAAATCGCGATTATGGATAGCCTTTTGAGAGAAGCCAAGGAAAACGGTTTCAGGAGAATTCGATAATGGCGGATCTTAGCGGCATCACTGCAGTCAGGCCCACAGCAACAACGCAGGTTCGCATCTTGCAATACGGCGGCACCGTAGCAGTCGGGCAGCCAGTTTCCCTCAGCTCCAGCAAGTACGTCGCATCGGACGCAAACGCATCAGCAGCGCTGGCAGCAGCGACAGGAATTGCAATGACGCCTGGCGTGACAGACGGCTATGGACTGGTGGCTGTCGGCGGCTCGATCATTCTTGTCGGCACCACGATGACAGTCGGGGAAACATATCTAGTGTCTGACACTGCTGGCGGAATCATGCCGAACGCTGACAGATCGACGGGCGACTATGTGACGCGGCTTGGCACAGCATCGTCGGCAACGCAACTTGATCTATCAATTCAAGCCACAGGAATACAGGTGCCTGCATAATGCCAACGACATTTCGAGGCGAAACAAGCGAAGGCAAATCCAGCATTCGGTCATCCGGTGGAATCGCCGTGCTTGAGGAAGAATATCACTTCCTCGTAGCGTGTGATTCGGTCAACACGCCGAGGCTCGAAGTGCTGGCTACCGCTGGCCTGCCGATTGTAAACGTTAGCACATCATCGAGCGGGTTTTGCATCTGCCGTGGACTGGACGCGACGCGAAGAGAAGACCAGCGAAAACTCTGGGATGTTAGTGCAACGTTTAGCTCCGAGGTGTCCGAGGGCCAATCGTCCACAGCATCATCAGGAACCAGCGTCAGCTCTAACCCGATCGAATGGGTTCCAATTTACGAAACCAAGTTCGAACGATTGCAGGAGATCGTGACGACAGATCGAAGCGGTGCTCGTATTGCCAACAGTGCTGGGCAGCCGTTTGAAACGGGCGTTGTCCGATCGCGATTCATTCCAATTTGGGAGTTTTACCAGTTCGAGCCAGATACTGACACTGATGAAGAAGTGGTCGATCGAAACGAAGTCGTAAACAACGGCACGTTCAAGGGCAAGTCGGAAAAAACGCTCCTGTGCACTGTGCTGTCATCTGTTGTCGGGTTCTATTACGGATCACGTAAACGATTGACGCGATACGCATTGCGATACAACGACCAAACGTGGAAGCATAAACGGCTGGATGTTGGCACTGTCTATTTGGATGGCGGAAAGCACAAGCCGTATTTGGACGACAATAGCAACGTGATTCTCGGAGGTCTCAATGGGGCCGGAGCAAAGGTTGCTGTCGGAACTGCGCCAAGCGTGCTGGAGTTTGATATTTATGAAGCAGTTTCGTTTAGCAGTTTCCTGAGAGGCTAACATGCCAGACGAGCGAACATATGGATTCAGCGCAGAAGATGCGAGATCATTGCTGCAATCAATCAGCACTGGGGAAACCACCTACACGGAAATCAGACCACGCGGTTCAATGAGCCGCATACAAGTCGTTCTCACGTCAGACCTACCAGCAGCCGTAAACACGAAGCGAGATCCAAGCACGGCGACCGCACGAATTCTCCGCAGGAAGACGGATGGAGACCTCACGCTGTCCACCGACTCTATCACGATCGTAAATCGCTTTACACAAATCAGCGTTGACGCTGGCACATATGGCAAGGCTGAAATGATCGACGGCGAATGGCAGCTATACGCGGCCGATTGTCCGGGTGGTTCGGCATCGTCGGGGAGCGTCTAATGTTGCTGGGATGCTGTCATTGTGGCGAAACGCCGAGTGAGTCGATTCCGCCGAGTGAATCGATTCCGCCGAGTGAATCGACGACGCCGAGTGGCAGTCAATCAGCGTCTGCTAGTTCCATTGAAACTCGGACATGTTTTTGCGTTTTCCCGCGAAGATGGAAATTCACATTTCCCGCTAAGACAAATCCCACTGGCGGGGCTTGTTGTACCGCCTTTGCTGGTGAGCACATTCTTGACTTTGTTGAATGCTCAAACATCAATGCTGTCAGTTGGCACACAACAGAGAGGACAACTCTGTTTCCTTCGACATCGCCGTGTAATTTAGGATCAACGGATCCAATGTTCAGCCTGTTGATCACGTTGACTGGAGGCGGAACTACAGTGAATATTAGACTTGGTGGCGGTGGGGGCGTAATGAGCATCGCTTACGCAGTTCCCTTTGCCACGTTTAATTGCCTTGCGGGTTTTACGCTGAGTGTGGGTGGCTATTACGGCGGCGCATTGCAGTGTTACAGCGGCTTTCAAGATATAGGATTCACTCCTGCATGAAAAAGAACTGTCAGTATTTTCTTGGTGAGCAAGATGGATCGGCGCTTTGCGATAACCATGAGGATCTTATTCATTCAGGAATTGTGCCTGCTTCACTTTGCGATAAATGTCCATACGTCAAGTTGCCAGCAATTGGCTTTTTTGCTCAAACACAACAACTTTTGATTCAGAAAGCCAGGCGCGGAGAAATCACTGTAGCCGCGAAGCCATGCGGTGGATGCGGTGAAACAAAACACCGAGTGCCGCAGCCTAAAGTAACTCAATTCGTCTGGCCGTATTGGGACGGCGGGGCACAAGCCGACGAGCTTCGATGGTCCATTCGATCAGTCGAGACGTTTTTCCAAGGCAAAGCGAAGATCACAATCATTGGCGACAAGCCGGACTGGTATCACGGGCATGTCATCATAAAAAAGAGAGTTCCCGCAACAAGGCCAAACCGAGCGTTCCGCGACATGCTCGGCAAGGTGTTCTACATCGCGACACATGCCGAGATTGATTCCGAGTGCGTCTGGATGATGGACGATATTTATTTCTTAAAGCCGTTCACCCTAGACGACATTAAGACGCCGCGTGCGGAGCCGTGGCGACCTGACGCCAGCAACAGTTGGCAGAAGCGGAAAACACTGTCGATGGAGACTCTGGCGGCTCGTGGATTAACTCAACACGACTACGCAACGCATCTACCGCACTGGCTGGAGAAAGACAAACTGCGGGCAATGTTCGACGACTTCAATCTGCACGAGCATACGATGTTGTGGGAAGTGCTTTACGGCAATGTCTACCGAGGCACTCCGCAACGCACGCGGCCATTCTTCGCACGGTTCCAGCATCAGGCGGACAAAGAAACATTTCAGCGATTAACCGCCAACGCGACCGTGATCAACAACACTGAGCCTGCGTGGTGCGATGGTCTACACGACTTTCTGGCCGAACTGCTCCCGACTCCTTCGAGCGTTGAGGCTGAGCACGAGGCGTCGAAGCCGGTTTACATCATCACAAAGAAAGGGCCACGAACTGTAAAGCGTCGGCCACTGGAAACGCACAGAGACTACATCGAGAAGCAGGCTCAATGATCCCTCATATCATGATCATCCAGTCGGCCTACACTGACCGCAGGCTATCAGAGCGACGGCTGGAGATTTCTCGACACACTGCGATACCATCGCTGGCATTCCAGACGGTGAAGCCAGTGATTCACATCGCGGTCAATCCCAACGATCCGTTTTTGGCCGAACGACTTGAGGCTTTCCGGTCGACAGGTTGCGAAGTTAAGCCACTTTACCGACCCAACTGGAAACTCTATCGCGAGAACTGGGAACTTCCCGAGGGACGCAAGATCGTCAGTCGCATGGACGATGACGACGTGATCTGTAAAGAATATTGTGAACTTACAAGGGCACAAGCTCCAGAGTCCGGCGAATGGAATCTGATCTGGCCAAACGGTTACGTCTTTTGGCGCGAAACATGCTACCTCCTCCACCATCCCGGCATCCAGTTCGTGACGCTGGTGACTGATCACGACAAAGATCCGCATCAGGAGCAGCACTGGGGATACCATAAGCGATGGCAAACGAAGGTCGTCTCCGATGCGGTCGGCTGGATCTGGGTTCGTCATGGTGACGCGGCTTCATCAACGCTGCCAAGATACCGCAAAGTTAAAAGAAGCGGCATTGATTCAAAGCGAATTCCCATCAACCTCAGAGCGATCCTGCGAGCTATTGCGGACTCTGGCACAGCGAGCGGAAACTATACGGAACACCGCAATCCGGCACTGTTGGCCCATGTGCTACAGCAAAACAAACGGCACGAACCGGCAACACCAGCGGGGCCGCGTTTTCTTGTAGTGGTTCCAACGCATCGGCTGGAGGTTGCTCAGGCGACAATCGACGAACTGCAAATGTCGTTCACGTACCCAACAGAGTTTCACGTTCTCGACGGCACGCCCTCGAAGTGTCACGCACTCAACAAGGCTCTGGCCGAACTGCTCGACCCGTCAAAGCATGACATTTACGTGACGATCGACGATGACATTCTTCCAGGGGAAAACTGGCAGCACTTTATTGCATGTGCATTCGACCGCATTCCAAAGCTGGGAGCGTGCGGAGTCGATTACAGCGGAACCGAGGAAGGCCGGGCGTTAATGGCTAACGCGATGAACTCGCCCGTGCAGCAGGTGCGAGATATCCAGTTCCGCGATGCGACGGGCTTCATGAATCTTGCAGGTGGATGTTTCGCAATTCGATCAGCACTAGCCAAAGAAATTGGCCCGTATCCGTTCGCAGACGATGGCAGGCAATACCATGCTGACGAAGACGGCTGGCGGTCGCATCAAGTCACGCGGCGGGGCTGGAGGGTCGGTTACGTCACGAATCCCAATGAGCCAGTCAGGATGATTGCTCACCGAAACACAGAGCAATATGAAACGAAAAAACAAAACGACATTGAGGCATGGCAAGCGAGGCCCGTCTGGTCATGAAATCATAGTTACGGCCCCGGCGTCATGAACCGGACCAACGCAGTCTGGGAAGGGCCGCATCCGATCGGGTGCGGCTCACTGCGTTTCCGGATACACGCAAAAACACGGGCAAAACAAAATCTTTTCCACAATCTCACAAAATGATATCACCAACCATTGACGCCAATTCCGATAGTGATATCATGCCCGCATCGAGACGCAAAACACTGGCAAGGAAAAGAAAAAATGAAAATCACAATCATCGCTAATGACGAATTAACCGGAAACGAAATGACAATTGTGGTTAACGACGGGACATCAACTGGACTTCCAACTCGCGATAAGTGTCAGCAAATCCTTAACCAGATGGGCCGCAAATATGGGGCTTTGTTTTGCTACATTTCTCACTCAGTGGTGACAGCGTGACCGACACACTGGCAACAATCCGCAACCTGCAAGCCCGCATTATCTACGCCCAGCACGACGGCAACCACACCGAAGTCCTGCGGCTCAAGAAGGAACTGGAGAAAGTGAAGTGACAAAGAAAGTTAAAGGCAATCCCCAACTGCTGCTGCGTGTTCCTCCGGAACTGCAAAAGCCGCTGGCGGATGAAGCGACGAAGACCGGCGAGACTCGGCAGGGTGTGTTGTGGCGGATTGCGGCTAGATATTTTAAGGGGCGAAAAGCGTGATACAGAAAACCCTCGCATTCGACACTCCTGCAAACATCTCCCGCAAATCAGACCCAATAACCAGCCAGAAATCAGCAGTCGAAACAGAGCTGCGAATCAACACGTTACAGAACTTTGTTTTTCAAGCCATTAAGGACGCACCAAAGCCAATCACGGCAAATGAAGCTGCACACGAAGCGGCAAAGCAATACGTCGCGAACATCGAAACGTTTCGCAAGCGTGTGCGTGAACTCGTGCGGATGGATTTGGTGGTCGAGTGTGAGGACCGAAAGTGCGAAGTCACTGGCAAGTCAGCGATGACATTTCGAGCAAAGGAGCAGGCATGACAGCAAGCGTCGGACGACCGCAAAAAAGAACACCACCGATCCCGCCTGCAGGATCGCGGCTGACCGTGATCCGCTATATGTTTACCGTATCGCAGTGGGACAACGCTGGCGGGTATCAGGTCTGGCGTTGTCGATGCTCGTGCGGTGAGATTGTTGACACCCATCGTTCACGCATTCAGAGCGGCGGAACGAAATCATGCGGCTGCCTGCGTCGCGAGATGGCTCGGGAGCGGATCAAAAAAGCTCAAAATGCTCATGTAGAGGCGGCAAAGAAAAGGAGGCTTCAGAATGCTCAATGAAATCATTGCAACAGCTCTGCTGATCGTCTTGGCATGGTTTGCGGCCGGATCATCGCAACTGGCTGACGAGCGAAGCCAGATCAAGCGTGGAAACAAGTGGGTTCGAGATCGATACCCACCAACATACTAACCGGCGAGAGCAAGGGTTCACCGGATTTCCAAAAGCGGTCGACCGTGAAACGTCGCTAAGTCGAAGGAATCGAACCGCGTTTTCTCCTCCTGCGAACAGTCACCAAGGGTTCGACGTTCTTAACAGTCACGTCGAGACTGTTCGCAGGTTTTCTATCGTGTTTTTGTTTTTCTACGGAGGTGTGCCATCTTAGTTTTAACTCGGAAGCTTGACGAAAAAATCATCTTTGACATTCCGGCATCTTCAGTGCCTCAGCAAATCACGCTGAACGTCAATGAGATTCGAGCTGACAAAGTTAGGCTCGGAATTATCGCTGACAGATCAATCACGATTGACCGCAAAGAGATCGCAGATTCGAAAGCGGTTCATGGAATCTGGAAGAAGCCAGAGCGTCCAGAGATTTCATCCGTCGTGCGAATTGGTGAGCGACTCCCCGGCGAACTGATGCGGAGGAAACCTCAATGACACGACGCAAGAAAGCCGGGAAAAAATCAAACAGGCTACACGCTCCAGCAGGCCACAAGCCAATGACGCGAGATCCATCACTGGAAGAGATTTGGGGCACTGAAACAACGATCGGGCTGGCGGAATCGATCCGCATGGAACGGCCTGATCCTCCAGAGAATCGTGGCTGCTATCGAGCACCGATGATCAGGGAGTGCAGCACAAAGATGCTTCCGAATGGCCGAGGCGTATTGAGGGGGCAGGGATGAAACCACCAGCATGGATTGGAATAGACCCCGGAGCATCCGGGGCCATCGCGGTCGTCTTTGGTTCTGGCAATGTTTGCTGGATCAAGAACGACAGCACAGAACACGAGCTGGCAAACTGGATTCGTGAACTGGCTTTGTCGCATGAACTGGCAGCAGTCATTGAGCAAGTCAACGCAATGCCAAAGCAGGGCGTTTCATCAACGTTCAAGTTCGGCAAGTCGTTCGGCTTTCTGATCGGAATCCTGACGGCTTTGCAAGTGCCTTACGAATCGTATCGGCCGCAGGTTTGGCAGAAGCACATGAGGTGCCTGACGAAGGGCGATAAGAACGTGAGCAAGGCGGCTGCACAGCGGTTGTGGCCATCGGTGAAGATCACTCACGCTAATGCTGATGCTTTGCTCATTGCGGAGTTCTGCCGACAGATTCGAGAGCAGCGATGAGTAGTAATGCCGCATGGATTCGATGGGATGCCAGATGCCGCAACATGCCAGCACACGGCATGACGGCGGGCGATACGTTTTACCTTGGGTTGCGTGATTACGTTGAACACTACCCATGCCCGAACGGATTACCGATTGACCACAGGCAGCCTGCGGACGTTCCAGCGTGGAACGACAGGGTTGCGAAGGCCAGAAGAGACATTGAGAAGCACAAATCAGAACAGCGAGTGCAGTTGCTCGCTGAGCAGTTAACAGACGAAACGATTATTTCAGAAATCGAGGCTATACGAACATGGGCACGATCACTACGACAACCAACACAGTCTCAGACTGGCTTACTCGCATCGATGCAAGCCGGAACGAACTGATTGACGCGGCAAAGAATGGATCACGCATCAGTGCGGCGTTTGCAATGGCCGAGGCACGGGTGCAACTGATCGAATCGCTGGCAGACGAAAACATTAAGGCCCGTCTGCTGCGGATGACTGACCCGAGAATCAACATGGTTGAACTCGCCAACAACCCGACAGACGAAGACAGGATCAGAGTTTGTGCGATTGCCATCCTGAGTGGCTTTTGCCCTGGCGATGATCAGTTTGCGGTATTTGGTGGCAAGGGCGGCGGAAAGCTTTACACGAAAGAAGCAGGCTTTCGCACGCTGTTCGCTCACCTTGGGATCGTGCCGGAGGTTTCCGTTGGGCATCCTGAGTTCGTGCCGCTTGGAAAGTCAGGAAAGAAAATCTGGCGAGTCGAAGGCAAGGCGTCCTGCTCCTACGGCGGCAAGGAATATGCGGTGGAGTTCGCTGGGGCTATGGCTCTGGGGCTTCCTGGCTACGAGTCGGATAATGTGGCGGGAATCACTGCTAAGGGCCGTAGGCAGCTTCTCAAAGCGTTGTGGACGAAGGTCAGCCCGATCCTGAATGATGATCAGGCGGACGAAGTGGAAGTTATTCCGCAGACGATGCTGATTGAGGAGCCGCAGCAGCCAGTGGCGGTCGAGCCTGAGCCATCAGAAACCGAAAAGCACGAACCTTCGCTGACCCGCATCCGCAAGATTCTCGGTGACAATCCGGACCAACTGACGTTTGTTGAGTCGGTCTGGAATGAGATCGCAGCAGCAAAGACGATGGAGAAACTGGAAGAGGCTGGCAGAGAACTGGCAGCAATGAAAGCCAGCGTGAGTCAGCAAGTGCTGTCACTGGTGCGGCCATACTATCAGGCTCGGCAGGCGGAGCTGAAAGGCGGTGCGGCATGAGGCACATTGAAGCCGGTGAGGGCTTTAGGCTTCTGGCTGTTGGCGAAAAAATCCAGCCAGGCGATTCGTTTCGGCCGCTAGGTCAAGACTGTTGGCTAGTCGTGTTTCAGGCTCGGGTTGATCAGGTCGTCACTCAGGGGCACGTCGCCCATCGACGCAAGATCGTTCCAGATTTGTCATTGCCGAGTGGCATTGAGGCAATCGTCTGCAGTGACATAACAGCCCGCCAGAGGCTCGGAGTAGAAAAGTACGGAACAACGGTCAGAGACAATCCGCTGAGCCTTCGTGAGTGGCTACAGCATTCGTACGAAGAGTGCCTTGATCAGGCCATCTACCTTAGGAGGGCAATCGATGAACTCTAAGAAAACACGATTTCACGATGAGTGGTACGCAATCTATGGCTATGAAATGCCTCCACACGTCGAGCGACTATCGATCGGGCAGATCCAAGAAGCGATTGAGTTCGGCCGGAAGAAGCATCAGCCGGTGACAGAGACGGCTGGCAGCGATGACGATTTCAAGGTCTGGGACGGGCACAAGGAGTTCTGATGAGCCACAACCAACGACTCTACTGGCTGAAGACGCTCGGTTTTACCGCACAGGACCGGGGAATCATCCACGGTACGCTTGGCACTTGCTCGCTTGTCACAGGAGAACGCCAGGGCGAGACAGAAGAATTCTGGCTGGCGGCTCGTGATGGATCTGCATTGGTCCACACGAGCAGCCTTCCAGTGATGACTTGGGAAGAACTGCAGGCGTGGATTACAGAGCAGCCAGAGGCAAAGAAACCTTTGGAGAAGCAAAGAAATCTTTTCGGGGATGATTGATGGATTTGCACAATGAAGGCTTATGACTGTCTTAGTTCTTGCATAAATCCGCAACGTGAAGATAATACGGGCGTGAAGTTGAGTAGAGCCGACTTCGCGATCAACTTAATTGCATCGGGTTCGCCCGATTTAACGCCCGCTGTCAAAAGGTGCTCTACCCTTTTGGCAGCGGGTTTTTCTATGGATTGATGAAATGAACAGGATAGCGAGACCGACAGAATACAGGGGAATTCAGTACCGGTCGAAGTGCGAAGCGATGTTCGCAAGATGGCTGGAATTAAAGAACTCTGAGGACGTGGTTGTCATGTACGAGCCTGACTGGGCGGAGATTGGAGACTATGTCCCTGATTTCGCTGTCATTAGGCCGCTTCCTGACGGTGAAAGAGTTCCTTTGTTCGGGACAAGCGTTGAGCTGATTGAGTATAAGCCGACTAGGCCGACACTGACCTACGTAAAGGAAACGACAAAGAAACTTTACGAGATTTCCCGACGTGAGCTAAAAGAGGACGATGTCACTGAAGTGATGTTGACAATTTACTTTGGCAGTGTTTTTTCTGCTGATCGTGGCGTTTTTTACGCCAATCCACCATCTGGATTCATTTACTGCAATCGCAACTGGCTAAGCGGTCACGAGAAGGCCATTCGGGATTTCAGGTTTGACTTGGAGGCCGCGATATGAGCGAAGATTATCCAGCACGCGGGCAATTCTTTGCCCACAAGTTTGTACGCCTCCTACACAAGGCCGCTGTTGCTGCAGAGATCGGAAGGGATGCCTTCGCCCTATTAGTCGTAGTGGCTCACACTGAAGACGCTATGCGATATCGAGGGGCGGCTAAATTCTGGAATGCACAGCTTGTTGAAACACTTGGATTTAAAAAGTGGGATCAATTCGACTTGTGCCGCAAGCGGGCTATTGATTCTAAATGGCTAAAATACATCTGTCATGGAAAACGGATGGCCGGCGAATATTGGGTAAACATCCCTGATGGATATGAGTTTGTGACAGATGAGCCTATCGAATCGTACCCTGAAAATGGGTATGAACGAGGGTATAAAGACGGGTACGAACAGGGGATGAACGACGGTATAAACAAGGGGCGAACAGGGGTACAAACAAGGGATGAACAGGGGGAACCTTCTAACCCTAATCCTATACCTAAAGAAACACAGGACGCTGTCGCTGCAAAGGTTGTTCGATTTACAAAACCAACAGTCCAACAGGTGATCGAGTACGTTCTTGAAATTAGCGCGACCGTGGACGGGAAGGAGTTCGTGGATTACTACGAATCAAACGGATGGAAGGTTGGTCGCAACGCCATGAAAGACTGGAAAGCAACTGTCCGCCAATGGAACGCGAGAAATAAAAAGTCTGAGCAGCCGAAAAAGAAACCTCGCCTACCTGACTACAACACGCCGAGCGGAAAGGCAGAACTTGAAAAGATGTTTCTGGACGGGCTGCACTCATGATCGAACCAAAATTTGACACTGTTCCGCAGCTTCTTCAGGATCTCAACCAGTGGGTCTTGTGGAAGGTTATTACCCGAGACGGCAAAGACACGAAGATCCCGTGGTCAGTTTACGACAAGCCAGCAAGCTCAACAGATTCGGCAACGTGGAGTTCTTTTGAGTGCGTCGTGATGCGATACGAAGCCAATCGGCACGCTGGCATCGGGTTTGTGTTTCAGAAGTCGGACGGACTGGCTGGAATCGACTTGGACTCGTGCAGAGACCCTGAGACGGGAAGGATTGCAGAATGGGCGCAGAAGTGGATCGACAAGTCTGATAATTGTTATTGCGAGGTCAGCCCGTCAGGAACAGGGGTCAAAATTTGGGTAAAGGCTGACATGCACCTTGAGAAGGGCCGGAACATAAAAATTGATGAAGATCCACTGGTGCCAGGAAAGAAGCCGGGAATTGAGATTTACACGCATGGCCGATACTTTGCGGTCACTGGTCACAAGCTGAAAGATTTCAAGTCATGAGTGCCGGTAATGCTTTAATCACAGACATCCTCAGCGAGTACGGTTCCGCTCAGCCATTGGACTACCATCACCAGCGAGACTTTCGGTCTGAAGATGCTGTTGTTGAGCGTGCTGCGAAGTACGTTGAAAAAATGCCATCGGCGATATCCGGCGAAAATGGACACGCTCGTACATACCATGTTGCCTGCGTGCTGGTAAAAGGCTTCGAGCTTTCCAGTGATCAGGCAATGAGCATCCTGAAAGAGTTTAATGCCCGATGCGACCCGCCTTGGTCAGATTATGAACTCCAGCACAAACTAGACGACGCACAGAAGGCTAGCGGCCAAAGCGGGTATTTGCGCAATGCAAAGCCTGAACGATGGGAGTCTGTAGCTGTGCCGGAATACCGGGAGCCAAAGGCAAAGCCGAAGCAGGCTGAAAAGCCAGAGCGATCCAAGCCGACGCGAAAGAGCCTTCGTGATGCCGTTCAGCAGTCGATTGAGCATTCAGCGACAGGAAAGAAAAACCTGATTGATCTAGGAATTCCAGCACTGAATCGAGCGATTGGCGGCGGTGCTGAATTCGGCGAAATGATCATGATTGCGGCTAGGCCTTCACATGGAAAGTCGGCCATCGCATTGCAAATGATTGACCAGATGACCAGCGACGGAATCCCGTGTGCGTTCTTTAGTGAAGAGATGAACTCCCTGACGGTAGGAAAGCGAGTTCTACAGTTCGTGGTTTCTACTCCAGAAACAATGTGGAACACCAACAGGCCAAAGATTGAGGCGGATGTCGAAACACATTTTAGCAGCAGGGCTGAATGCGAGGTGATCGAGAATTGCAGGACGGCGGAACGTGTCGCGGAAGAGATTCGTGAACTGGCCGCAAAAGGCGTGAAAGCTATCGTGGTGGATTATGTGCAATTGCTTTCCAGTTCTGGAAATCGGTTTGAGACTGTAACGGCAAACAGCGTGACGCTCAGAAAGGTCTGCACCGAAACAGGAGTGCTTTTGATTGTGCTGGCACAGATGTCGCGAGCCATCGAGGGGCGAGACTCTTTTGTTCCAAAGACATCTGACCTGCGTGAATCGGGACAACTGGAGCAGGACGCAGACGTTTTGCTGTTCTTGGTTTGGCCGTGGAAATTGGATAGTGAGAAGCCCAAAGAAGAGTACGTGGTTTTTGTTGCCAAGAATCGAAACCGCGAAATAGTCGATGTTGTCGTGCAGTGCCGATTCGATCCGGCAAGGCAAAAGATAACGGGAGCAGGGCCAGATACATCTTCAATTGATTGGGCAGAAAACCGATTTGGCAATTGACTTCTCATAATAAACCTATTAGTTTTAGTGCATGAAAAAGAAAGCCTCAAAAGGTCGCCCGAAACATCCCGCAGGAATGCGGGCCAAGGTCATGTCGCTGTGGATCAGTCCGAAGCGTGAAAAGAAGATTAAGGCCCGTGCGAAGCGGCAAAACGTAAGCGTGTCGGAGGCGATTGGCAGGCTGATTGATGAGGCTGAAGACTAGAGAAGTGGAACATCCGCTGCTCATGTGATTGCTAGAAAACATTGGGATTATTGAGCTATGAAAATCGAGTTTGATACGAGATCACCGGACGCATATCGCATGTTTTTGAAGGTGCGGAATTGTCCGGTTTATCACTTCAGAGGAACGGCGGCCATCGTTCCGGATGAGTACGCATCATCAATCGGGATGAAGGGCAAGCGTACGCGATCAGCGAAGTACGATCCAAATCCAGGGCTGTTTGATTACCAGCGAGACATTACCGCGAAAGCCATCCAGAAGCGGAAGTATGCGATCTTTGCAGATTGCGGCCTCGGTAAAACAATGATGATTCTGGAGTACGCCAGACACGCTGCAAAGGCCACTGGCGGGCGAGTTCTGATTGTGTCGCCGCTGATGGTGTGCAATCAGACTGTAGACGAGGCCGCGAAGTGGTATGGCGAGCGAAACGGGATCGACCGGGTTCGTGCATTTGATCTTCAATACTGGCTTGATGGCGAGTACAACGGATTTGATTCACAGATTGCTGTCACGAATTACGAATCGATTCGAGAAGGACTCAAGCCGGGAAAGCTGGCTGCGTTGATTCTCGATGAATCATCAATGCTCAAAAGCCATTACGGAGCATGGGGAACGCGGCTAATTGAACTCGGTCGAGGGCTGGAATGGAAGTTGTGCGCAACTGGAACTCCCGCCCCGAATGATCGGATTGAGTTTGCGAATCACGCCGTGTTTCTCGACCGGGCCAAAACAGTCAATGAGTTTCTGGCGTCGTACTTCATCAATCGCGGCCAGACGCAAAACCGATGGGAACTCAAGGCCCATGCCCTGAAGCCGTTCTATCGCTCGCTGGCGGATTGGTCCATCTTCCTTACAAATCCGGCCACCTATGGCTGGAAAGACAATGTAGGCGTGACGCCACCGATTCACATTCACATCGATCACATTGACCTGACAGACGCTCAGCGGAAGGCAGCACAAAAGCAGACAGGGGCACTGATCACAAATCAGGTTGGCGGCCTTGGGGACCGTGGAAAGCTGTCACGAATTGCAAAGGGTGGCGATTCACTCAAGCCGGAGTTCATTCGCAACATGGTGGCATCGTGGCCGGATGAGTCAACCATCATCTGGTGTCACTACAACGACGAACAGGAATCAATGGAGCGGATGTTTCCGGATGCCGTTTCGATCAGTGGCGACACTCCGGAAGACAAGCGGCAAAAAGGCATTGACGCATTCAAGCGTGGCGATGTGAAAGTCCTGATCAGCAAGCCAAAGATTCTTGGGTTTGGTCTGAATCTTCAGATCTGCACAAGACAGGTATTCAGCGGGTTGAAGGACTCATACGAGGAATTCTATCAGGCGGTGAAAAGGTCCAATCGAATTGGATCAACACTGCCGCTGAATGTGCATATTCCGGTGACGGAATTGGAAGTGCCGTTTGTGGATAACGTACTTCGAAAAGCTGGGCGTGTTCAGTCTGACACTGAGCAGCAGGAGCAACTCTTCAAGGAACTGAGTAATGCCGGTATTTAACAACGATCAATGGGCAATCCATCACGGCGATTGCATTCCGCACATGCTGGAGGACATGCCAGAGGAGTGTATTGACTTCGCGGTGTTCAGCCCGCCTTTCCCGTCACTGTATGCGTATTCAGACGCTCTGGGAGACATCGGGAACGTCGACGCAATGGCAGGAGAGGCTCAGGTCCATCTGTCGTTTATGTTTCATGGCCTCGCCAGAGTTTTGAAGCCAGGGCGGTCTGCTGTCGTTCACGTATGCCAGATTCCTCGAATGAAGCGATCGGGCGGCGTTGGATTGTGTGACTTCCGGGGAACGAACATTAGGCTTGGTGAGCGTGCTGGTTTGACGTACGAATACGATTGGACAGTCAGAAAGAATCCGCAGGCACAGGCCATCAGGACGCGAGCCAGAGAACTGCAGTTTTCCGGATTGGAAAACGATAGGGCGGCACAGCGGGGAACTCTGAACGACTACCTGATCAAGTTCCGCAAGCCCGGAGAGAATCAGGTCAAGATAGATTCAGAAAATCAAGTGAGCCGGAACGACTGGATCGCATGGGCTGAAGGATGCTGGGATGACGTGCATGAAACCGACACACTGAACACGGCGGCCGCAAAGTCGGAAGAAGACACGAAGCACATTTGCCCGCTTCAATTGGAGGTCATCCGGCGTTGCGTGTTGCTGTACTCAAATCCCGGTGAGATTGTTTTCAGCCCATTTGCCGGGATTGGATCGGAAGGGTTCGTTGCGATCGGAGGCACGTCGCCAAAGACAAAGCGAGCGATTCGAGATCCGCGGCGGTTCTACGGTTGCGAACTAAAGCCAGAGTATTATGAGCAGGCAAAGAAAAACCTGACGCTGGCAGAATCACAGAGCCAGTCAGTCAAGCAGAATTCATTGTTTGCGGGAGTTGGCGACGAATGAAGACCAAGACAAAGACTCGCAGGATTCTGGCCTACAACGGAAGCGAATGCGTTATTGTTTCGCGTGAGACGATCACGACGGCGGACGGACAGCCAAAGAAATGCGTGACCATTCGCATCGGCCATCAGTTGCGATTTGTGGCTGAAGCCGATGTGCGATGGATTGAAGTCGAAGTCTGAAAGTAACAGAGGTAATTGCATCCGCTGTTGGTGCAAGGTGAAGAAAACATTGGGGATTTGTATGACCAAAAAAGAACTACTTGAGGCGACCGGGAATATCTGGCGGGTCGACTGCTGGCACGATGGCAATCGCCGCAGGATCGTCCAGACGCTTTACATTCGGGCGAGTGACGTTCTGGCCGCAGAAGAAGTCGGACGGCGTGAATCGGGCCGCAGGTGCGTTGACGCGGCCCCGTGGAATCCAAAAACGGATCGTAAGGTCTTTGGGTATGTGCAGGAGGTGTCGAGTGTCGGTAACTAAGCCAGCGGCCGGACAGGTTTGGGAAGGTAAGTCGAAGCGAGGATGTCCGGTCAGCCGGCGGCGAATCGTGGCCGTCCTGACGACTGGTGTTCAGTGGGAGCCAGTTGGCTGGGGCTCGCCAAACGCAAAGCCTGTTGTGGCGATGACGACGTGGACTTCGTGGGCGTATCGATTGGTCAAAGAGTAACAGCGGAACTTGTATGCAATAACAGGGAAAAACGATGACAGTCGAAGAAAGAAAAATGAGCCGTCCCGATAGCCGCTGGAAAGCCGAACTGCTGAATCTGTACCGATCAGCGGAACGTCTTCGCGAGGAAATTCCGGAAGCGGCAAACATGGAATATCAGACTGGTATCATGATGGCCTGCGCAGCGATATGGCATCGAGTGACTGGCGAGGCGTTGGTGAAGTAGGATCGGATCGTGGTTTCTGTGTTGACGCTTTTGCGGGAGTTTTGAGTGATGGGACAGTACACACCGGGACCGTGGCGAGTCGGAGGCGTAGAGGATTTGCGGCACGGTCGAGGCAGGCAAATCGCAGCGGACGACGCGAAAATTTGCGTTGTGTATGGCGTCAGGGATTCTGATGTAAAAGCAAATGCCAGACTGATTGCAGCGGCACCCGAAATGCTGGAGGCTCTCAAAATGGTTCTTCAGCATGGGCGAATCGACGACAGCGAAAACAGGATGGCAATGGTTGCCAGTGCAATCACAAAGGCGGAACAGTAACAGCGGTCTGGTACTCCGATCATCTTGAAAGGTTATTGATATGACGATGTCCCCAATGGATCGAGCGAAACGGAATCGGTGGTCGGAACAGATCGCACAGCAGATTGCGCGGGATTGCCTGCAATGGACCGAGAACGGATCATTCCTCGACATTCAGCGGGCAGCGGCGATTGTCAGGGCGGGGCAGGCTTTGAAACCAAAGGACGAAGAAATCACTGACGTTGTTGGCCGGTTGCGTGCGTGGATCAGGGACTATGGGCACGAGAAGCAGCCAGTGTTTATTGCGGATCTGACGACGGTCCTAAACGTGATTTCAACAGCGGAATAACTGTCCTCTGCTGAGTTGCGCAGTTGCCAATGGAGCAACCGAGTCGTGAGAGTGCCAGCGTGGCGCGAGGCTATACTCAATCGACCGCCCCTGCCGCCAGAGCCATAAGCGGGGACCAAAGGCGTTTCAGAACAACCAGCGGACTACCATAGCTCTGCTCAAATTGCATTGACATTTGGCCGCGTTCCTGGCATGATGTGGGCACCGCTGGTGTTATGACGACGCTTGACTGTTCAATCGCACAGGTTTTGCGCGTTCGCAGCGTCATGGAGCGTCGTAAAGATGTGGAAGCTAATCGGGGAAATCCTGACCAGCAAAAAAGCCATCGCGACGATGGCGGGCGTGTTGATTGTGGCCAGTAACAGAATTGGCCTGCAACTTCCGGAGGAAGCCATTACGCAGATCATCGGGGCGATTGCTGCCTACGTTGTGAGCCAAGGTCTCGCAGACTTTGGTAAGGCGGCAAAGTAATGGCCAAAAAAGCCCCTGCAAAGAAGGCACCAGCAAAGCGAAAGCCAGCGGCGAAGAAAGCCACTGTCATCGCTATCGTGCCGTCGAAGTCAATCGCGTGGCGGCCGTGGCTAGTCAGTGGGGCCAAGGCCGTCGCGTTGATTGTTTGCGGGGCTGTCGGCGGAATCTATGCAGCCGGTGGCATTCCAATCGGGCCGGGGCCAGTCGTTTACACAGACTCGCTGGCACAATCGCATACAAACGATCGAGCCAGTCAGATCCGCATTCTTCGCGAGTATTCGAGCAAGACATTTGCGAACGAGCCAGAGGCCCAGAAGTGGCTCAACGAACAGCGAATCTCGGCACGGCCTACGGACTGGATTCCGTACACGGACGAGCTGGGCTTGGCGGCTGATGCTGGTGTTGATGCGGTCAAGGCGTTTGCCGATAAACTGGAGGGCAAGC